GTTCAAACTACATACTGGGACGCAGAAGATAATGACATGGTTACAGAAGATTCGGACAAAATGTTTTATGAAATGGAAGAAAAAAGAGCCGACCCTACACGAAATGTTAATGGAAGGGTTCAAAAAAGAACAAGAAGAAGATGATAGATAAGTGGATATACGGTTTTTTTAGTGCTCTAGACAAAATATGCGAATGGATAGATAATATATTCTTTAAAAGGAAAAAGAAAAAATGAATTTTAAATGGGATTTAAAAAAACTTATTAAAGATAGAAAACAAGAGCAGACTACAAACGCTGTGTTGAGAAAGAGATCTGAAGATTCTATTGCTAGACCTAAAGCTATAAAAAATATAACTTCAAAAGATCCTAGGTTACAAGGAATTTAATGGCTGATAAACCACTCAATATCTCAGAATCGGCTGCCGTTCAAATGCCAATGAAGACGGTTGCTAGTTTGATTCTACTCGTAGCAGCAGGCGTGTTCGCATATACCGAGCTTACTGCTAGATTGGTATCGTTAGAGACATCACGTGAGTTATTTCAAAATGATTTGCTTAAAAAAAGTGAACAAGTACCCGTGGATCAGGAGCAGATATTTTTAATAGAAGACCTTTATAAGACTGTAGAAAAAATGGAAGAAACTCAAGAGATGAATATGACAAACAAAGTTAATATAGAATTTTTAAGAGAACAACTAGATAAAGCTTTAAAAGATATTGAAGATTTAAAAGACAAAGTAAGAGCAAATGGAGCGCATCAATGACAGAGTTAATTATAGCCCTTCTTATGATAGTCAACGGAGAGATTAAGGAACACAGAATTCAAGAGTCGATGTCTGACTGTTTAAAAGGTAAAAGGGTTGCAATGAGATCAAATAAAAATAATAATATTCAGTACCAATGCATAAAGTCAATGGCTGAACTTGAGTCTAACATAGATGGATCAAAATCAATTAAAAAATTAATATTAGAATAATGAATTTAGAAAAAGATTTAAAACAGGCTAAAAAACAAAAACAAATGAAAGAATCTGCAATTGCACAATTGAGAAAAAGAAGTAAAGATTCAATAGCTAGACCAAGAGCAGAAAAAAATATATTATCAAAAGATCCAAACTTACAAAAAATATAAATGAATTTAACACGAAATTTTACCCTTCAAGAATTGATTAAATCAGATACTGCTATCCGTTTAGATATTAATAATAATCCAAACTCAGGGCAGATAGAAAAGTTAAGATTACTCTGTGAAAATATTTTACAACCCGTGCGAGATCATTTTGGCAGAGTCAAGGTAACTAGCGGGTTCCGTAGCGAGCAGCTGTGCCTAAAAATAGGTAGCTCGATCAACAGCCAACATGCCCGTGCAGAAGCTGCGGATTTTGAAGTGATGGGTACAGACAATGCAGAATTAGCTGATTGGATTCATAAAAACCTAGAATATGATCAATTGATATTGGAGTTTTATACTCCTGGTGAGCCGAACAGTGGATGGATACATTGCAGCTATACATCTGACCAACCTAGAAAACAATTCTTGCATGCCTATAAATCAAATGGTAAAACTCAATATAAACCAATTATAGGAAAAGCTACCGATTTAGTTTAATGCCAATATCAAGATCACAAATTCCAAAAGAAGTAGAAGGCAAATTAAGAGGTGCTAGAAAAGGAAATAATGATAAAAGGCGACAGTTCAGATTACAACCTTCTAAAAAAGTGGTGCGCAACAGCCCCCGTATACAATCCAAAAAATAGATTTTATTCTTGTGAGATAGGAGTCCGAGAAGGACTTGGATCTAAAATTATTATGGATGCTTTTAAAGAAAGATTAAAAGGACTTCCTTATATGCATTTTGGAATAGATCCTTATGGAGATTTAGTTTATCAACATATTGACAATCAGCAAGATTATAAATGGGAAGGTCTTAAACAAGGTGTTGCTCCAACATATCCAGATGAAATGGCTGAGCAAATGGTAAAAGATTTTGAAGACTATCCAATGTTTAATTTTATTAAAATGACTGATACAGAATTTATGAATGAAAACGGTCATTTAGATTATTTTAACTTTGTTCATTTTGACGGACCACATATGACTAAAGATGTCATTACTGAATCAGTTTGGTTTGCAAATAGATCTTTAAAAGGAACTAGATTTGTATTTGACGATTATCCTGCGTATGAAATGCCTTTAATAAGTAAGGTGCTTGAAAAGTATGGTTTTTTTGTAATAGAATCAGGCGAAAATAAAATATGCCTAGAAAGAACCAAATAGCTAAAAACCTACGGACTAGACGATACAGATTGAAAGTGATAAAGTCTAAGAAAGTTTATAACAGGAGCAAACATAAACATGACCAAGTTATGCCCGAGAGGGAAAGCAGCAGCGAAGAGAAAGTTTAAGGTATATCCGTCTGCATACGCGAACGCATATGCTAGTAAAATCTGTGCTGGTAAAATCAAAGATCCATCAGGCACTAAAAGAAAAGATTGGGGCCCTAAGAGAAAGAAAGATGGTGGTATGATTAATATGACCAAAATGAAATATGTCTAAACAAGGAACGTGTTGGGATGGTTATGTCCAAAAGGGCATGAAGAAAAAAGGAAACAAGATGGTTCCTAATTGTGTCCCTGCTGGTATGAAAGAAGGTGGTTTAACCAAGTGGTTTAATGAAAAATGGGTCGATATAGGATCTAAGAAAAAAGGCGGAGGTTTTAAAGAATGTGGAAGAAAATCTGCAAGTGGTTCAAAAAGAAAATATCCAAAGTGCGTCCCTGCTGCCAAAGCAGCGAGCATGACAGAATCCCAGAGACGGAGTGCCGTTGCACGAAAAAGAGCAGCGGGTAACCCTGGTGGAAAGCCCACTAATGTTGCTACCTTTGCAAAGAAACAATGTGGTGGTATAATAGATACAACTAAGTACAAAATTTTATAGGAGAATAAAATGCCAAGAAGAGAAGGTCTAAGACCAATAGGAGATTCAGTAAAAAAGATTATTGAAAGAATCCGTAAAGAACGTGAAGAACGTCAAAATAAAAACAAACCTATCAGAACTCAACCTAAACTTCCTGGTTTAAAAAAAGGTGGTGCAATAGAACCTGAATATACTGTAAAGCAAGAGGTAAAAGATAGACTTAAAAAAGAAAATCCTAAAACAAGTTTTTTAATGTTAGGTCTTTCTCCTGTTACTCAATTTAGAAAATATAAACACAGACAAAATATTAAAAAAGAAAGAGCAAGAGACGAGGCTAAAGTTAAAAAAGCAGAGGGTGGTGAAATAAAAGGATATGAGAGTGGTGGAATTTCAAGAAGAGAAGAAGGTAGAAGACGTAGACCTAAAATGGGACTACCTTCATTACCTGGTAAACCAAAACCACAACCTAAACCTGGAAAACCTCCAAGAAAGAAAAAAGATCGTAATAATCTAAAAAATAATCCTAACTTTGGTGTAGAGTTTAATACAGACGGACCAGCTAGACCAGGAAAAGAAGTGACAGGGTATATGGTTAAAAAAGGTGGCTTGATCGGTGGTCAAAAGAAACTTGATGCAAATAAAGATGGTAAAATTTCTGGAGACGATTTTAAAATCTTACGAGGTAAACAAAACAAAATGAAAGGTGGCGGAATCGCTATCAGAGGAACTAACTTTAAAGGAGTATACTAATGGATAATTCAAAAATAAAAATGCATAAAAAAATGGCTATGTCTGGTAAAGCACCTGTCGGTAAAATGGGTGGTGGTATGATGAAACCTACAGGCTACAATAAGGGTGGGAGAGTAAGAAAACCAGTTACAGTAAAAGAAATTACACCAAAAGGTAGAAAAGGTGTTTTAATTTTCAAAGGCAAAGCTAAAGATTATAAAAACGTTGGTAAAAGTAAATAAAGGATATGTTTAAATGGCGACATCAGGAACTACAGCATTTGATTTATCAATTGATGACATTGTAGAAGAGGCTTATGAAAGATGTGGTCTATCAACTAATTCTGGTTACGATTTAAAAAAAGCTAGACGAGGATTAAATGTTCTATTTTCAGAGTGGGGAAATAGAGGTGTCCATCTTTGGAAAGTTGAAAAACAAACACAAGCTTTAACTTCTGGGACTGCAACTTATACTACACCAACATCTACAAATGACGTTTTAGAAGCTTATATTTCAACTGCAGCAGCACCAGGAACAAATGTAACTGATGTAACCCTATCTAAAATAGATAGATCTACATACGCAGCTTTACCCAATAAAGGGTCCACAGGTCAACCTTCACAGTATTATGTAGACAGACAAACTACACCTACAATTACATTGTACCTGACTCCTGATGCATCTACATATACACATTTACATTATTACACATTAAAAAGAATTGAAGACGCGGGAGCTTACACTAATAATCCAGATATACCTTTTAGATTTTTACCTTGTATGATATCTGGACTTGCTTTTTATTTATCTTTAAAATATGCACCAGAAAGAACACAAGCTTTGAAACTTTATTATGAAGATGAACTTAAAAGAGCTTTAGATGAAGATGGTCAAAGAACTTCTGTATTTATATCACCAGCTAACTATTATCCAACGAGGAACTAATGGCACGATTTGCAAAAGGTAAAAATTCATTAGCTATATCCGACCGTTCTGGTCAAGCTTTCCCATATACTGAAATGGTAAAAGAATGGAATGGATCCATCGTCCATATTTCAGAGTTTGAACCTAAACATCCACAACTAACACCAAAAGTTTATGGATCAGACCCACAAGCATTGTTAGATGCTAGACCACAAAAACCTGATTTAACATCTACCTTTACATTGTATATAAATAATAATCCAAACAATTTACCTAATATAAATAGTTTTAGTATGATTCCTTCATCAAGTGATAATATTTTAGGAACTGAATTGACTAGTTTTTCTGCTGAAACTAATGTAGGTTCTGTAACAGTGAGTATAACATAATGGCTATAACATATTCAAATTTCTTAACTCAAGTAAGAAACTATACTGAAGTAGATTCAAATGTATTAAGTGATACTTTAATTGATCAATTTATCAGAAATGTTGAGCTAGATGTTGCTGGACAAGTAGATTATGACGATACAAGGAAATATGCTACTTCATCATTTACAGCTAATAAAAGATATTTAGTAACTCCTGCAGATTTCTTAATTATTAGATCATTACAGGTATTTTCTGACAATACTATTACATCCACTAGAACATTTATGGAAAAAAGAGATTCTAGTTTTATCACAGAATATAATACAAGTGGTGCAACAGGTCAGCCAAAATACTACGCAAATTGGGACGATACTACTATCGTAGTTGCACCTACACCAGATATTGCTTATGGGGTGCAGTTAAATTATATTGTAACTCCTCCTCATTTTGATAGTTCTACAGCAACTTTTTTATCACAGTATCAAGAAGCAATGTTGCTTCATGGAGTTTTGTCAGAGGCATTCTCTTTTTTAAAAGGCCCCTTGGATATGTACAATTTGTATAAAAACAAGTATACTGAGGAATTAAAAGCTTTTGGTATCCAACAAATGGGTAGAAGAAGAAGAGCAGAATTCGATGATGGCGTACCTAGATTACAAGTTCCGTCACCATCACCATAAAAAGGAGTTAAAAAATGGCAATAACAACTAACGCAATAGCAAATTCTTTTAAAAAAGAATTATTAGAAGGCAAACACAATTTTACACAAACGTCAGGTGACGTTTTTAAATTAGCTTTATACTCAAGCTCTGCAACTTTAGGTGCTTCAACAACTTCATTTACAACTGATAATGAAGTAGGAGCATCAGGTCAATATACATCTGGTGGAGGAAAATTAGCAGTTGGCTCACAGAATACATCAGTAGCTTCTGGTGTAGCAATTGTTGATTTTGGAAACAGATCTTTTACTGGTGTAACGTTAACAGCGAGAGGTGCATTAATTTATAATACTTCAAATTCTAACACAGCTGTTTGTGTTTTAGATTTTGGTGGAGATAAAACTGCAACTGCAGGAACATTTACAATTCAGTTCCCTGCATTTACAACATCTGCAGCAATATTAAGAATTAGTTAGGAGGGTGAA